CGCCTGCACAAAGCCTAGGCTGATCTGCATGGCGGGCAGGTAGACGTTGATGAAGACATTACGCTGCGGCGTGGGAGTCATGAGAGATGGATAAGCGCCGTCGTCGGCCCCGGCGGCGGAAATTTCACATGAAACTCGCCGGCGTTCGAGGTCTGATCGGCGAGAAAATCCATCACCGCCACCGCCCGCTGTTGCGCCGTTTGGTTGTAGATCAACGCGCCGCGCGCGACCAGCGAGGAGTTCGGCCAGATGGCGTCGGCGAACGTAACGTACGCCATGCGCGCCACCGGCCCGAGCACCTCGGCGCCTCTGAGAAGCTGCCCGCCGGCGAGATAGCCAGGCCCCGAGATCTCTCCTTCGGTGGTGTAGGCGGTGGTGTCCGCCGAGAGCGGCGCGGCGGCCGTGTAGAGCGCGATCATGAACTGGTTGCTCTGAAAGTTGTGCATCGCCTTCAGCAGTTCGAGCTTGAAACTGGAGCAGATCACCGAGCCCGAAATCATGACTGCACCCTCGTATCCGGCTCCTGGTAAGTGTCTTTCTTGGCCGGGCCCTTGGCGTAAGAGTCATCCGTGGCGACGTCTTTGTCGAACGCCGCGGCGTAACGGGTGTAGAGATTGTCCTCGGTCTTCATATAGACGCAGGCTTCGACTAACGAGCCCGACACCAGCGCGTGCGGGAAGTGATCGCCCAGCCAGTTCGAGCCGGTGTCGACGATCGAGGGCGGCTGATAGTAGTAGCCCATCTTCACGGGATAGGTGGCGTCGGGCGCCGGGCCGAGCTTCAGCTGCGCTTCGTTCACCATCGAGTAGAAGCGCGGCACGCCCGTCATGGTTGGGTCGGGATAGCACTCGTCCAGAAATTCGGGGTCCTTGTTGATCGCAAAGACAAGGCCGGCCGGAGTCACCGTAACGAGCGAATCGGGCGCGAGAAAGTCCGTCGGCACCGCCAGCAGCGGATTGGGCAAAGGGTTCGGGCCCAGGATCGTCGCGACCACGTCCTTGCGAAACTTCGGCAACTTCACGCGCAGCAGAATCCGGCTCTCCGCCAGGCGGATGAAGGTGTCGACGTTATCGACGAACGACGCTTCGAAGTCCTGCGAATACTCCTGAATCGCCGCCCGCAGCTGCACGTAATTCACTAGAGCCCCGCTAGTTTGCTAGTCGACTAGTCCTCGACTAGAAGATCCCGGCGAATCTGGTTCCCTTGGTCGCTGCGCCGGCGCCGCGCACTTTGCCGCCCTGCGCGTACTTTCCCTTGGGCGTCGCGTTCACGTTGGGGAAGCCGCGGCGTACTTTCATCGCGCCGCCGGCGGCCATCTTGCATTCGCCGCCTTTGTTTTTGCGCTCGACTTTTTTGGCCTTGGCTTTCTTCTTGTGCGCATGCGCGGCCTTGCCGCCTTTCTTCATGCCCGGAGGCGGCGGACCGGCGGGCGCGGGCGCGGGTCCGGCAGGGCCGGGGCCAGGCCCGGCGATCGCCTGGAGATTCGGAGGAGGCCCTGGGTCCTCATCGCCGCCCGGCGTCATGGGGACCGCCACCGCGACTTTTTTTGGCGCTTTGGGCTTGCGATGTTTGATCGCGCCGCCCTTGGCTTTCTTCGCCGGCGCTTCGGGGAGATCTTCAGCGGCTTTGTCCTTCGCCCCAAACCGGCGCACGGACTTTACGCCTTTTTTCGCGGGCGCGTCGCCTTCTTCGATAACGCCGCCCTTCGCCATCGGGCTCGGGGGCGCGTTGGGGTTGACCGGCGTCGGCGTCGGCAATTTTCCTTGCGCGGCCAACATCTGCAGGTAAGGCACGCCCGGACCCTGAGGCGGGCCGCCGCCACCCGGAGGCATTCCTGCCCCGGGAGGCATTCCTGCTCCCGGGGGCGGTCCACCCGGAGGCATCCCAGCCCCGGGGGGCATTCCACCCGGAGGCATGCCGGCGCCCGGGGGCGGTCCACCCATGCCCGCGCCCGGGGGAAGCGGCCCGCCGCCTGGAGGAGTCATTGGCCTTGGCGGCATTCCACCCGGCATCCCGCCCGGCGGCATCCCCTGCGGCGGCATCCCGCCTTGCATGCGGCGCTGTTGCAACGCCTGTTGAATCATCTGTGGATTAAGGCCCTGCGGCGGCATGCCTGCCCCTGGCGGGCGATTTGCCTGCGCTGCCATCAGCTGCTGTTGAGAAATCCCCGGCAGTCCTGACTGCCCCGGAATCATGCCCTGCCCAACCGGCGACATGACATTGGGATTCCCGGGATTCACTCCGCCGTCTTGAAAGCGGCGAACGCCGCCTCGCATTCTCATCGGATTCCTCCATTCATGAACTTCATCGCCCAACCACCACGTCTTTCTCCAGCTCCATCACCGCCTGCTGGGGCGGCGTGGGCGGATGCCCGTTAATCCAATTGCCCGGCGGGTAGAGTTCCCGCGACTGTTGCAGGCCGGTGTCGGGCCGCGCGCGCTGCAGCGCTTGCGGATCCATCGTCACGTAGCGGTCGAGAAAATTCTGCGGATGATCGGGATCCCAACACGTCGGGCAGGAGAGCAGGCCGGTCGCCCGGCCGCGCACAGTAGTGCCTTTCAGCTCGAGCAGTTTGCAACGAATGCCGCAAACGTCGCACATGCCCCAGGCGTATTTGCCGGTCGCGAATTTTGCCGCATGCGCCATTTTGACTTACACCCCAATCCGTTCATAGCCTCCAGGGACAAAGCGGAACGCCGCGCGGTCGCGATCTTCGTCGCTCGCCAAAGTAAACTGCTCCTCGTAGGCCGCTTTCAATATCGGCACGCGCTGCGTCGCTTGCGGCTCCTTGCTCTTGAGCGCCAGATAGTAAGCAAGGCCCGAGATCATCGCCGGGATGAAGCGCCAGGGAATTTCCGCCTGCCCGAGGCCGCCCGCGCCGAGCGTCGCCATGCGCCTCAGCCGCCAATAGAGCAGATGGTAGGTTTGGCCGCCCCCCGGCGGGACCATCCAAATGCGGAAATACGGATGGATCGTGCGCCGCATATTGAGAATCGTCGGACGCCCAGGCGCGAACTTGTTGGGGATCGCCGCGTATTCCGGCAGCGTCATGCGGTCGAGCGGCAGATCGGTAAATTCGTAACCCGGATATTCGCCGCTGCGCTGGCGCTCGAAGTCGGCCAGCCGCAACGCCGTCTCATGGCGGCCGCGGCCAAGCGCTAGTTGGTTGCGCCGGTCGTCAGCCTGGATTTCATGGCGCATGCCCAACGCGGCGAGCCAGCGCGGCGAGCCTGGCGCCGGCGGGTTCGTCCACCAGGTGCGGACGATGTGCTCGACCAGATCGACGGTGTCATCGGGGAGAAGGTATTCGGGCTCGCCGGGAAGAAGTTCAATGGCCTCCGGCCCTTCGATCGTCCAGAGGTTGAGGCCGCGGTTCGCCCACTCGATGCACAGCAGCTCAAGCGACCGCCGAGCGGTGCGCAGCGAGTAGCCGGAGCGCAACTCGATGCCCGCCTGCTCGCTCGCCTCCTGCGCCATCTCGGCGACGTCGAAGACCGGCCAGGGAGGAGCCGCGGGCGCGCTCATCCTGCCCTCCGCGCCTGGTTGAGCGCGATCGCAACAGCCTGCTTGCGGTCTTTGACCTTGGGCCCTTCCTTCGAGCCCGAATGCAGCGCGCCAGTTTTAAACTCGTGAAGAGTTTTTTCGACCTTCTCCTGGCGGCGCTGCTTCGAAAGCATTTGCAGCGATTATGGCATACGAATAGGGCAATCGCAGCCAAAACCGCATCACGGCTTTTTCAGCGCGCCGACCAGATGCGACGGCGTTCCCATTAAGCCCGCTACCTCGCGGGCGTTGGGCCACTCCTGAATCTTGGCGACCGTATCCAGGACGCACTCTCTCCACGCATTCTCCGTGAGCGAAAGCTTCCGTATTTCAGGAAACCGGCGCAGGGTATTGACGTTCAATACTAGCCGGGAAAATTCTACTCCTTCGTCGTGAAGGATCAGGCGGGCGTGATGGGCCAGAGGGTCCGTCACTCCCATCTCGCGCAAAGCGAGCAGCACGCCGCGCTCGATCAGATCGGTAATGCGCATGCCGGTGTTTTCGACCTGAATATGCGCAATGTCCATGAGCGTTTTATCGAGACGAACGCTAATCTGGGTTCGTTCTTTTTTGCGGCCGCGTCGAGATTTGATTTTTTTAGCGATTGCCGCCAGGGCGGCCGGCTTGACCTCCGGCGGCGGCGCTGGCGACGGCCCGGGCGATAATTTTCCCTTGACTTTTTTTGTCATTCGTCGTCGTTCCTTCTTCAGATCTCGGATCGGATGAGCTTCAAAAATTCCCTACTTGACTCAATTCCGTCTTTCGATGAGAATCACATTCGTTCGTCACGAGTAGCGCCGCCGGGCCTCCCGTCCAAGGTCAACCCGGCAGCCAGCGAAAGGAACTGACGTCGTGGAAAATTCGTCCGCCCGCTCCTTATCACCAGAAGGTAGTTTAAAGCAAAAAAGAACTAAAAACATCATTAAAAGACCTTCCGAGCCATTCATAGCAGATTCAGTACCAAAAGATCGGATCAAAAGATCTAACGAGACTCTTGAACAATTAGCTGAGCAGCTCAAAGGAGTTTTCCTTAAACCGAAGCTCGTCGGTGAAGCCTTTCGTTTACTGTTTCGCTCAGCTCGACTCAACCTCGAAGTCCCTAAGCAAGAAGACCTGTTCTTGCTGTTAGCTCTGAGCGAAGCTTATCTGCGCGCTGAGAAGGTCATCCATGATGAGCGCAGCCACTAGCGTCCCTAGTTGGCTTCATCAAGAGCGAGGACGCGAGTTCGTTCATGAACGATGGCGTAGAGGACTCCGCGGCGTCCTGCTCGCCATGATTATGGGATCGGGAAAGACCCGACTCTCAATTGACCTCATTAACGACCTTGACGCCCGCCTTGCGCTCGTCGTCTGTCCCCGTCGTGTTATTAAAGTCTGGAAATCACAGATTGCGCAATACGCCACGGACTCATGGGAGTTCGCTGCGCTTGACGATCACGTAGGCAGCGTGCGCGACAAGATGGCGCTTGCGCGTGACATGTATTCTTGGGCGCGCGAACGCGGACAACGCTTAGTCATATGCGTGAATTACGAATCAGCGCGCCTTGAGCCTTTCGCGAGTTGGGCTTTGAGAATCCCTTGGCCCGTTGCGGTTGCCGATGAGTGTCACAGACTAAAGGACCCAACCGGCCGCGCTTCAAAATTCATGGCGCGTCTCGGCCTCGTCGCGCGCTATCGTCTCGGCCTCACCGGCACTCCCATGCCGCACATGCCTATTGACATTTGGGGGCCTTTCCGTTTTTTAGATCGCAACATCCTCGATCCCACGTACGGCTCATTCAAGGTTCGTCACGCCTTGATGGGCGGCTACTTCAAGAAAGAGATTGTCGGCTGGCGCGATCTCGACCAGCTCTATCAGAAATTCAACAAGATCGCATTTCAAGTCGACGCCAGCGTGCTCGATCTGCCGCCGGCGATCGACGAAACGCTCGAAGCCGACTTCACCGAAGAAGGCGCGCGTATTTACCGCGAGATGGAAAACGAGATGCTCGCCTGGATCCAGGATCAGGACGGCCGCGGCGTCGCCGTCACCGCGGCCAACGCCATGGTGCGCCTCATGCGCCTGCAGCAGATCACCGGCGGCTCGCTGCCCGACGCCGAGGGACGCTCGACCGTCGTCGACACGGCCAAAGAACAACTGCTGGCGGATTTTCTGGCCGACATCGGACAGGAGCCCACTGTCGTCTTCGGCATTTACAAACCCGATCTCGCCGCTATCCACCGCGCGGCCACAGCCAACGGTCTTCGCTCCGGCGAAGTCTCGGGCGCGCGCGACGAACTCGCGGCCTGGCAACGCGGCGGCGATCAAGACCCCACCGTGCTTGCGGTGCAAATGCAGTCAGGCACTGAAGGGCTCGACATGACCCGCGCGCGCCTCGGCGTCTACTACTCGCACGGCTACTCGCTCGCGCTCTATCTGCAGAGCCGCGCGCGTATTTTGCGCCCGCCGCAGAAGCGGCCAGTGGCGTTTTATCACCTCGAGATTCGCAACTCGATCGACCCGCACGTTCTGGGCGCGGTCCTGGCCCGCCAGGACCTCGTGCAGGGAGTCCTGAAAG